CCTAGATCGATATCCACATCAACTGTGTCACCATCTACAACTCTGTCTAGTTCGCATTTATATTCATACATTTTAGACTCCGAAACTTTCTCCGCAGCCACATTGTGCAACTGCATTTGGGTTTAATACTTTGAGGTAAGAACCTCCTAATTCTTCTACATAATCAACTGTACAACCAAATACAAACATTTCTGCCATAGGGTCTAGCCATAGATTCTCTACAGTAGGTTCTTTATCTGTTGTTCCCCATTCATACTGAAATCCAGAACAACCGCCGCCTTTGACAGCAAGCGATACATTTGGTTTGCCTACCTTCTTGAGATAGTCTTTTGCATTCTCTGTTACTTGTAATATCATATTAATCCTGATACATGTTTACTATGGATCTTACATCCAATGAAATTATTATAGTATTCATCGCTTAGTAATACATTACGATCAAATTGTTCTCGTGCTTCAAGATATGACATAATACCTTTCTTCTCACACAAGTGTAGTATCTCTCTTTCAAATCTTTCGGCATGAGAAGTTTCAACTAGCTGCTGAAGTTCCTCATTTGAACCATAGTAATTCTGCCAATTAGATTCTACGATCTGTGTTCTACGTCTGGTCTTACCTTTCAAAGGTTTGAGCTTACGTGTATTCCAGAATAGTTTCTTACCAATATATTTTTTATTAGTAACTAAATCCGTAATGAGATAGACAAATCCTGCATAATCTTTAGGTGCTTCATCATATAACTTGTTTTCATAATACCACATAACGTTATTTATACGTCATCTTCTTCCTTATCTAAAAGTACTGGTCTTGCTTCTGTGCCACACATTGGACAATATTCTGGTTCGTCTTTTGATATTATGTGGCTTTCAGCGTTACAATAATCACATTCAATTATATAAGTATCCATTAAAAGTCTATCTCACATGCTCCACCGGCACAAGCGATTGCACCCATAGTATCTACGTCTGTATATTTCTTTTCTGTAAGATCTTCTTTCCACATGATAGGTGCAAAGTTCTTATTAATCTTTTCCCACTTATGTAAGAGATGAGAATCTTTCAGACAGTACTCTGCCATCTTCACATCGGATTTACAATAATTGTCAGAAAAGTTGCCAAAACGGCGTACCCAATCCCGACGTATAGCGTTGACACTATTATCCAGAGTGAGATCTTCTCCGTAGCCTTGAGCAGTTGCACAAGCTGACCAAAGGTTATCAAAAGCACTAAGAGCATCGACAACCAACCCACTAGCGAATATAGCTGCGGTTCCATATTTTTTTACCATTTCTTTTGCTGTTATTACACTAGTATTCGGCGCCTGATTGAAGTCTTTATCTCCCATCATTGAAAGAAATGATATTCCAGCAAATGAATGTCTATTCTTAAATACATATTTTTCTACTTCATGCCAATCATCTACGAGTATTGTATTAGATACATTATGTCGTACGCCTTTATCAGCACATAATTCTTCATTAGTTCCGGCATTTACCCAATGCTGTTGAACTAGTTTCACTTTTTCAAGATGGTCAACACCAATAAGATCTTCTTTTACATAAGATCCTTTCTTTGGTATGATAGGAAACGACACAACAACATCACTGTTTGTTGCAGACCATACACTATCTTCGACCATATAGGGATTTGCTTTTTGTATTGCCTGAGTTACCTCAGAATCTTTTGTCATCTGTACGTTTCGAATGTACATTGTACTATGCTCTGCATGTATCCCAGATGCGGTTTGTAACAGTACACTTGCATTGCCCGAAGGTTTAACACAAGTAGTACGAGCAGCAGGATTAATGCCAAGTAAGGCAGCAACTTCACGATTGACCTCCTTTACTATTTTGGCACCTTTCTCTAATACTTTCTTATCGAACAATACATCTGGATTATTCATCCAACCTGTAATAGAAACTCCGATTAAAGCTTCACGTGCAAATATCTTTTTACTTACATCTGATAGAAATTTAAAATCTGTATAACCAGCTTGCATTGTACCAAGAATAGATCCGGCTCTACAAGCTTTATAGAAGTCTTCTGGTGTATGACACATACCGCCATTGATCTCTGTTAGGTTACAACCTTGCCAACCAGACTTACCTTTGATTTGTGGATACATACCGATCTCAACACAAGGATTAGTTGTGTGTTCAGTACTCTCAACGAAAACAAAACCAGGTTCGCCAAACTCACGTACTGATTCCATGATATGGCCGAACTGTTCTTTCGTAGTTGTGTCTCTTACAATCACCGCACTGTTGTTTGATCTACCACGTTGTGGATTATCAACAAACCAGTTACCGGTTTTTGCTGTCATCATCGCCTCATCAGTAGGAGAAAACAGACAAATAGTAGCAGAACGTCGAACACCACCAGATAAGACGGCATCAGCAGCATGCATGCAAATATCATACACATTAATAGGTAGTAGAGATGTTGGATTTTCATTGTTTAAAACTATGTCCTGTAATAAGTGTTCTATTTTATCAAGAGCAAGTCTTAAACCTTCAGGACCAGGTGCTTTGAATCCACCTGATATCTTAGCGCCTTTGGGACGTATGAGACTTAGGTCAAAGTAGATTCTTCGACCACCATATTCTTCGTGTTTACCACCGTTTACAAAATAAGAAGACATAAGAACATCTACAGAAGTTGCCCAACCTTCGATTGAATCTTCGACAACGTGAGTCTTTGGTTGTTTAGTACGAACAGTTATCTTTGGCAGTTTCTTTACATGATGCGTTTGAACAGAAAACCCTGCACCAGCACCACATAATAACATATAAAATATTTCACCAAAGAACTCTGCACGGTCTGCATATGTAGATGTACAGTTATACATCCGCATCTGATGTTTTAAGATCTGATCTCCACCAAACTGTAAAGCACGCTGGGCACCAAGAACTCTTTGTTCTTTGTATGCCTGACGTGCTTCATCAATATACATCTGTAATCCATTACTCCCGTCATTTTGTTCGGAGTAATATCCTTCGTGCATTCCTATGACTCTATCAACAGCCTCATCCCATGTTTCGTAACGTTCAAGTTCATCGTTAAACCGTGAATATCCATCATAAAATTTAGCTTCTGACAAAAGCTTGCGTGTGTCAACATGTGGTGTTGCCATTCTATTTCCTAACTATATTTTGTATTGTGATTATTAGTATTATATATCATTGTTAGGATTTTGTAAACAGCAAATGTGTGCTATTTTAGTAACAAATAGCAACTATTTTCAAATTAATTTTGAGGTAATCCCTCATCATCTGGTGCATTATCTAGAGCCTGTTCATAATATAATATGATGTCTTTCTGTTGTAGAATGTACCTACGCATGTCAGCAATATCCATTGCAAGGTTTTCATAACCCTGTGCAGAGATTGCCATGAATGCAAGGAGACCTTCTTCCTCTTTAAACTTCTCTAGAAACTCATCTAGATTAGATTCAGATACAACATACCACCTTACGTCTGTAAGTTGTAGTTGTTTAGGTCTTGCTTGAATAGGAACATTTTGTTGTATAACCTGAGGTTGAGTTACAACAATCGGTTCACTCTTCCTGCCCAGACACCCCGTTAGCGTCAGGATCAGTATCGTCCCTAAGCCCATCGAGTAAACGTATGACCGCATCGTTTATTTTCCCTTCTAGTACGTATGGTTCGTCGATTGCTGATCTCAAAATATTAATCTTAGCAAACTTAGAACGTAATGTGTCGCCGTACTCTTCAGCTTTTTGTAACCGCTTTGTAAGCGCTTGATTTAGTTCTGCAGCTTTATTTTGAGTGTCAATCATTTCTTTTATTGTTGCATCCTTAGCGTCATTAGCGACTACTAGCTTTGCATTATTCTCACGTAATACTCCAAGTCTTTCTTGTGTATCGATATAATAAGCGTATCCGCCATATCCGACACCACCTAGAATAGCTACTATGAGTAAAAATATGTAAATTTTAAGCATTGTAAATATACTCTCTTCTTTCTGGTAAGATTACATTCTTACCTAGTATTGGTTGTTCATAACTATCTATATAAGTTTTAAGCCAAAATGCGATAGTAACATGTGCGTCTGCCTTAAAATGTCCGTCTTCTGCTTCTTCAAATCCATGTCCGATTAAGAACTTCCATAGTCCCTGATATGGATCCATAAGCCATTCATATTCATTGACTATCATATTCGTCATCTTAGACGGATGCAATGGTCTCCAACACATATGTATTGGTCTAATACCAAGGCTTTCGCAATACGTATTTATACCAATAATCTGGGCATTCATTTTATCTTGCCATCTTGAAATATCTTTATATATGTCTTTATAATACTTATCTAAATCTTGTGTATATTTATCGTATTGAAAAGGAGAGAATGGTCTATGTTGATACCAATAGTTTGATTCTGCGGTCTCAAATCTACCTGGATCAGTCCACTGAAATATAGCAATATTATAATCGCCATCAGTTAAATCGTATATGCTTTGTCTGTAAGTTCTTTCATTCGAATCACCAGGATTGGCTGCCATCGTGGACGTGCCATTGTATAGTAATGCTAGTACTTTTGAATATTGATCATTGGGATTTGGTAAAGATAACTTAGTTCCACTCGTGTGCGAACACCCGATATTATATATTTTCATTTTTCGTCTACAAATGTCCTAAATCTTTTTAACATAACTGGTTGCTTATCTTTTCTACGACGTCTATCAGTTACGTTCATTGCTTTAATTCGTGGGCCCAT